GTTAATGGTACTGTTACCGCCATTGAAAGTGCTTCCCTGCACTAAGGTAACCTTACCTCCACTGTAATCGGCATTAATACTCACCGTATAGTTGGTGTTATAAGTAAGTAAGTCTTGAGTGTCTATAGGCGTTGTGCCACTTGCGGTATAGAGCACCGTTAAATCGGTTTGAGCAAAAAAAGTAAAAGGAACATTAATAGGTTGATTATCGCCAGTAAAGGTCAGGGTATACTGGGTATAAGGAAGAATATTTTGTATGACAATGCTGGGCATTCCGTTGCTCCGCGCACAATCCTGTGCTCAGCTGAGTATAACCTACCATCCAGTATCTTGAAACCATCCTTCGGACTTAGCACGAGTTCTGGGGATGTCCATATTATTAATAGTATCTGTTAGCCATCCACGCAACAAAAAGTGACGCGAATGAGGAATTAAATAACGGGCACGATTTAAATCCGACTGATTCCACTTTCCTTCTAAAATCATATTCATCAGACCAATGACCGCATCAAATTGTTGCCCTGGTGTTCCTAGCAATAATTGACTAGGCGCCTTTTGGAATTTGTTAGGGGAGAAACCTTGTAGTCCTGGTATTTGAAAGATGGAAGACAACATGGATAAGTAATGATGAAAAATTCCCAAGACGCTAGAGTTTCCAAGGCCGGCCATAATAATTTTATAAGGGTCTGATTCTGGCTCTTTACCATTGACTAAATTTCGTAAAGGGTCAGTTAGGCAGTTTAATCCCCACAACCATAAAATGCCTTGAAACTTTTGGGCGTCTGGTGCTTGTAGCGTACGCGCCGAAAAGTTCATGGTGGCACCAAAGACAAAGTCTGTGTATTGCATTAAGCTTGCAATGACGGGATTTCTCATCACGATAGGCTTATCCAGTATTGATGGACGAGATAAGTAAGTGCGCGTAATTTTATTAATAGCTGCATTAAAATGAATAGCCGCTTGCGCATCTCTCCATTCGCTAGTATTGGCAATGGTGCCATTACCATTTTCCGAAGGAATTCCATAATGGTCTAACTGTTCTAAAACGCGGTCGGCATACACTTTAGGGTCTATATTGCCATCGCTTAACAGCTGCACTTCTTTTTTAGAGAGCTTTTGACCAGCTTTATATTTTCTCAGCACATGAATTAAGTCATTGGTATAAAGTGTTCCGGCGATGCGTTGAAAGCTATCTCCAATAAATCCAGTCAAGTTAATCGCATTGTTAAGGTTGGAAAGCTTCTTTAAGCTTTGACCGATGATACCGCGCCCTTCTTCAAACTGTCCAGTTTCTGTGAAGAATTGGTTATGCATAAAAGCATTTTCTACTTCTATGGCAAGACCCATGGAGCGTAAATCTCTTTTGGTTACTTTTGGATTAGTTTTTACTTGATTAATGAATTGGAAGTACCCATGTTGCAAGACACGCCATGGTCCATCTCTAAACATAAGTCCAGCAACATCCCATAAGGAAGGAATAACGCTTGCGCCTAGGTTTACGGTGGTAGAAAGTTCTCGACTATACTGCAGACCTCTGGAATACCAAGTATTAGGATTAGAATAAGTACCCATGAATACTTCATAGCTTTCCTTAATGAGCTTTTCTGCTGCGCGTTGCTCTTGTAACATTTTCTTATTAGCTTTTAAGCGTTGCTTTGGATCACCTATTGCTTCCACGGCATCTTTTTGTATTTTAAATTCTTTCTGTAAGTCTTCGGCCAAGGCTTTTTGGAAATCTTTAAAGCTAGGATAACCTAAGCGCTGAGAAACTTCGTCTAGCGCTAAACGCTTAGACATAAAGCCGCCCATCATATCCAGAACATCCATAATGTTAGTGTTTACATAATCCATCACATGTGCGGTTGGTATCATCACGGTGCGTTGTCTAGTAGGATTAACGCCGCCACCGCCTTCTAGTAAACCAAACATTTCACGATAGACGGACTCAGGAGTCATATGGGTGAGGCGTAACTCTAGCATTTGGGCGTAACTTTGAGCGCCATCTTCACCTTCAATGCGCGTGAACCAAGGCTTATCTTTAAGTTTTAGTAATTTAGGAAGATTATTTTTACCAAAATAAAACAGGTCGGGGTGTACTTCACCGCTTTGCAATCTTTCACTTAAAATAGCTTCTTGCCGTTTAAGTTCTTTTCTTTGGCTACGTATTTTGTCTTTTAAATCTTTTAAAGCGGCTGCCGATAAGTTGCGCCGATTATCATTTAGGCGTTTAATGCTTTCGTTTAGTTGTTCTCGTGCCACTTTAGTGCCTTGGGAAACGCTTTCATATTCTCTCAGTAATTCTGGAGAAAGCTCTTGTTTAGAGGTGAGCAGCGTTACATTGATTTTCCCGTCGTCAATTTCTTTTTGAAGACGTTGATACTCGTACTCTATTTCTTTTAGTTGGTCCTCATAAGCTTTCTTCGCCTGGACAACAGATTCACGATGCTTTTTCTTAAACTCTTTTGGAATGCTTTTTGTTTCCGATCGCAGTTTTTTATGTTTTGATTTTAGTGATTTAGCTTCCAGCTTTAAGTCATTTAATTTCTGAGTATAAAAAGCAATTTCCTTGTCTCTAGTTAAGATAGCTTGACGAATAGTTTCCCTAAAGCCTTCAGGATTTTCCAATATCTTAGGAATATCCCAAATACGCATCATGTAGGTAGGGTCCATGCTTTGGCGACTAAACTTTTGACCAGACCGCTCCATCGACGCTATGTATTTCTCCCACAGCCCACGTACGGTTTTTAAAGATTGAGTAACGATAGGTTCTGGATGAAAGTCGCCCTGAGAACCAACGCGTCCAATCAGTTCCCACATCTCTTTGTCGCCTAAAAGAGTTTGCCCCTTGCTAGCTGCCACATATTCTTTATAAGCGCTACGCAGCTCTTGCTTCACGTTGTCCTTCATATAGCTCCAGACACGTGCAATGCTCTCTGCGCTAGCATTTCCATAGGGGATGCCATGCTGGTCTACTAGTTCTTTCTCAAGTTCAGAGCCTTTTTTTGCTGCCTTAATAAAGCTGTTGTCAAAAATATTGCGCCCCCACTTTCGAACCGTTTCATAAGAAGAGGTTAACACTCTAGTATTAGGAGCATACGAAAAGATGGTGCGCCAAAATTTATTATCTGAAAGCTTAGGAATTACATAATCGAGATCTCGCTCTACCTTGGCAGCGCCAGCAGAGCCTGCACCTTCTCCATAAGGGGCTGCACTATAACCTTCTGGCTCAAGGCGATCATTCACCTTAACGCCTAGGGGATAACCTTCCTTCGCCGCCTCAAGACTGGCACGGGTTGCAGCCGTGGCGCTTCTACCAATTAAAGTGTTCGCCCCGCTGGTAAGAATAGAGCCTAGCACGATATCTGCGGCCATATGCCAAGCAAACTCACCTAGGTTAAACTGTTCTTTAGAGAGCTGAGTTAGACTTTCTGATACAGCCGCGCCCATCGCAACGCTGGGGGCGACCCTAAAGGCATTCTTTACAAACTCCTCTGAGCGCTTGCCATACTTGAGCATGCCAAAAACAGGCAGCATGGTGCTTGGGCTAAATAAACTACCACCAAAGCCAGCAGGAACTGTGGCCCACCAAGAGCCATCTTGGACTTGGCGCTCCAACTTAAGTCGTTCTTCTATCTTATTGATAAGAAACTGTTTTTGCTGAGGATTTTTACTGTTCAACAGCGCTGGCCAATATTCAGTGGGATACTTCTGTCTATCGCCTTCTGAGAGTGGCTCAAAGTCAGCTGGCACCTCTGGCATAAAAGCATTGTCTGGCTTCCACTGATTAAATATTTCCGATAGGTGGTAAATATCATTGGCTAGCTTAAAAGAAGCCTTAGCCGCTTCTAGATTGCTCGCCTTTTGCCGTAGCTCAGGCAATTCAGAGCGTACAAAGCCTGCCCTAAGGTTATTGGGGACCTCTAGGGGATATAAAGTGCCCCCAGCGAAACTTGCCTTTTCTTCTCCAAGGATAGGCATTAGGACCCTCCTTGATAAAGAATTGGATAACGACCGCTCTTCTTAAGGCCTTCTTGTACGCGCTTTTTAAACTCAGCAGCCTCTTTGGCTTTTTCTAGGCGCTGCTGGTCTTCTTCTTCAGTAGCTGTAAACTGCTGCACCACGGCCGGGATATCTGGGCTCCAAGAGACGTAATTCTCCCCCGTATAAGGGTTATAAAGGGGGTATGGAATACCATCGACCACCATCGACAGGCGATATTGAACTGTTCCCTGAGATAAAGGGAAGGGGGCGCTTTCATCGGTATCAATGCGTAGCGTTCCTTCCATTATCTTGCCACTGCGGTCAATCTTTTGAATTCGTATTTGCTCTTTATTCTCTTCAGCCAAAGCTTTGAGGCGATCTTCAAAGAGGTTGCGTGAAGGCTCTGGCAAAGAAATTTCTCCAGCATAAAGGATGGGATAACGGCCACTATTCTTAACGGCTCCCACCTCAGACGAAGGCCTTTTCTCTTTGGGGGCGCGTTGTGCTTGAGGCAATATTTCATAATAAGCTTCGATGTCCGGGTATTTGCTGCGATCATCAAACAACACCTTAGAGCGCAGCGCTAATCGAGATATCTCTTCTCGTAGCTGAGCCCTAAAAGCAGGGAGCGCCACTTCTCCTAAAGGAGTCGTTCGAGATAGCGGCATAAAAAAGGATTCTGGTTCGCCATTAAAGGTTTCAATACCCCAAACTGTATTAGCCGCACTTACCGTATTTTTGACTGCATCATCCCAGTTGCCATAGAAATTATTTTCTAATTGCTCCATAAAGCGAGCCACAAAGGTGGGCTTAATATCTCCTTTGCTCCAACCCATCGCATTAGCAATCTTTTTAGCTTGCCCATAGTAAGTGTCCCAGTCTTTTTTCTTTTTATCGTCGGTAAATTGTAATTTCCAATCTTTACGTTGATTAATGTCTGCCTTTAACACTTCATTTTGCGCTTCTTCTAATGCTTTGCCCTCTTCTTGGCCAAAGTTACGTCTGCGCATAAATTTATCGGCAATGGCTTTGCTATCTTTATCCGCATGGTCGTACATCCAAGGGTTATTGTTGGCAATAAAGCTTTGAGCTTCCATGGCATCTTTGGCTTGTACTACAGTGCCGCTTTTAATCGCACCTGATATTTGTTTGGAAAGAGAGGGGATATGCATGGGCCAATCAATTAAGGCTTGCGCTTTTTCTTTGACAGAAAGCTGTGCATTTGGGTCTCCTAAGGTGGCTGATTTTAATAAGCGTACAGCCTCCCACTGTTCGTTAGCTGCTAAATCTCGCTCTTCACTGCTCATGGTATTTAACAGGCCGGGATTAGCCTTGTTAGCAGCCACATAGCCAAGCGCGGCTTTTCCTTTATCTAGCTTTGCTTCTTGCTTGGATAGCTGAGCCCGTAATTCTAATTCATCTAGACGCGATAATCCTGGAGCCAGCCGGTCTAAGGTAGCATTATTAAGACGCCCTTGCGCCAACATTAGCTTAGCTTCAGCTGCATGGATTTGCTCTAAGCTATTATGATAATAATGATAATTGCTTAAAGCATTTTGTATATACTTGCCATACTTTAATTTTTCAGTGGCACTATACTTATCGCTTTTTTCAAAATTATCTAAGAATTCTGCTTCTTTACGATTTTCTGCTGCTTCGGTCGCTTCTTTAGCTAATTGACCACCATGGAACTGGCCATTAGCTTCCTGAATAATTTTAAATAATTCTGGTTCATCAATCAGCCCTTTATCGTATTTATCATAAGCTTCTTCTTTTAATTGTTGGAGATTAATGTCCGCACTGGGAGTGTTGCCAGAAAGCTTGTCATTATAAATTTGCTCACTTTGTTGCTCGGCCTGAATAAAAAAAGAATTACGCTCTTCTTCTCTATCTTTAGCCAAAACTGATTTTTGTAATTGCCAATAATTAGATTCAAACTGCTCTCTAAAGACGCGTTCCAGTTCTGTTTTATTTTGTGGAGCAGATAATTCTAATAATTTCTGCAAGCCTTGCATCGTAGAATCTCTAAAAACTTCTAGTCCTTTTGGAGATAGATTCTCTGGACGCGCGGCAAGGTTAAAGTTTCTTTGCACCAAGCTATTGGCTTGAGACCAAATGTTAGCTTTTTGTTCACTATAAAACACTTCTTCAAAAGCACGCCCTGAAGCAGTAAATTCTGGCAGTGGTTTGTAGCCAGGAATTTTAGCGGCTTCTCTAGCATACTCTTGGGCTAATATCTTAGAAGAGCGTTGTGCTAATTCATTACCAAACTCTGAGATCTGGGTTTGTGCTTGAGAGAAATTAGCCATGGCCTGGCCAACGCCTGCGCTTTGTGCTTGTGGTTGGTAGCCAGTTCTTTGCTCATACTGTGGCAAAGAAACATTGGGGACGTTCGCGCCAGTAGGCTTTTTTCTTTGTCCTGGAATATCTGCCATTATTTAGGTCCTTTGGTGGGATTTAAATAATCGCCCATCATCTGGTTTAAACTAATCGTTTCGGTCGCTGATTTTAATAAGCCACCCCATGCAGACTGACTCTTTGCTGCGCGCTGTATTCCTAAAGCCGATTTCATTTGTTTGGTTTGTGCTTTAGCAGATGTTAGTGTTGATTCCCGATTACGTTCCTCAGTAGCGGCTTCCCTTAAAGAATATTGCTGAGAAGCGCGAACACTTCCCTGCCCAAGTTCTTGTCCGCGGCTAGCGGCGATGGCACGCTGCATACCGAGCGTATAATGCAAGCGTTCTTCATTGGCAATTGCTTGCTGAGTACTTGCTAAAGCATTTTGCTGCATGGCCAATTCTAATTGATTTTGTTCTGAGCGCGTTCCCCAACGATTGGCTTGGTCTGCAAGGTAGGTGCCTAATAGGTTCATGCCTAATCCAGCATTTCTTCCATCGCTTGCGCTCACTCCTTTTAAGAGCATCTCATAGCTAAAGCTCATTAAGCCTCCAGACTATAACCGATGCCAATTAGCGTCATCGGATAGGGTTCAGTTCCAGTAATCAGAATTTGGTCGGCATAAGGGTCAAAGGGATCCCACTCCCCCATTGGAGTTGATTCATAAACGCCGCTCTGAGGCATAATGGTCGCCCCCAACACAAAATTATTCATATTTTGTTCAGGAACCAAAACACCATTAATATACATTCCTAAGGTCTCATAATAGCTGACATAAAAGCTACGTACATGCCAGGGTTTATAAAAGTTAGAGCCTTCTTGTAAGTTTAAAGCAATGGGTAGTGGCTCTATCGTCCATGGAATAGAAAGCCCTAACTGCACATTAGTAGCAGTATAGGGTTGGCCCATATAGGTTAAATTAATTTGCGCCCCAGGGCCTACATAAAATTCTCCTAAATAATAAGTGTCTGCTACTACTTGAACCGTTTCTCCAATTAACCAACTAAGATTGCTAACAGTAGAGCTGTTAACGTTAGTTCTGCTAACGGCGCAATCTACTAGCTGTGTAAAATCTAATTGTTCCAAATAAATGATGGTAGCATTATTAATAACTCTCTGAACTAAAAACCAAGCACTTCCTACGCCATTAGCCACATGTATAAACTTAGATTGTCCCGCAGCAGTATTAGTAAAGCACTGAGTCCATCCTGATATTTCTTGTTCAATTAAGGTATGGTAGACGGCCAAGGTACCATCAGAGTTAACGGTTAATACAAAAGCACCATCTGTAAATTCAGGGTCGCTATAAGCGGACATGTCTACCGGGTTGTTAATCAAATGACTCGATGAAACGGAAATGTTATTTAAGACATATTTCCCTTGGATGATATCAAACTGCATATTCTTGACGGTCGTGCCGCTACTATCCACGTAAATCACTTGGTTATCAATATGAACTGCAGGCACATTACCAATGCCATCTTTATTTTGTTCTACCAAGAAAAAGCTATTAGGGGTAGCTGGAGTAGTTGCACCTGCCGGAGAAGAATAAGCAGCAAGATTGCTTTGTAGCAATAATGTTTCTGCGGATACAATAGATTTAAGGAAGCATCCAGCACCGCTTTGAGCATAATAAGAAATAGCATTATCAGGGGCAATATCGGAATCATCAAAATTAGAGCCCTCCCCCACGCCAATCGTAGATAACCATACTCCCTGTGGAAGCGAAGGAGTATTAGCAAAGACGGCGCGTTGTTGGTAATAACTTGAGATTGAAGGCCAACCGCGAGTGGTAGACCATGCAGGCTCTCCTATAAAAGAAAGGCTGCCCGGGATGGCATTGGTGTTAGGAAAGTTTTCAGTAATAAGACCGCTCATGGTTGTAGTGTTAGTGTAAGTGGTAAGGCGCATGGTTCCGGTATTGCCTTGGAATAAACCTCCGACCATTTCTGAGGTAAAGAAGGCGCTGCTTGCGGTGAGAGTAGTACTTCCAGAGGTTGCTCCTGGGGTAAAAGTAAGAGCAGCGTAAGCAGCATTACCGATAAAGTCATAAGCAGGCACATAATCGAAAGTAATAGTGTTAACCGCCCAGCTATTTTGGAAAACCACGTGCGAGCTGGAGCCTGCGGCACTAACTGTATAATAATTAACATTGTTTGCTGCATCTTCAGGAGTAGAGAAAATTCGAATATGCGTCGTATCTATTGTACGCGCGAAATAAGTTCTGTTGCTATAAATCTGTGGCGACGTAGTTGGCAAAGAACCCAGCGTTGTAAAATAAACGGGTGTAATAATGTTAGCCGTTACTGCGGTCGTAACAGTAATTTCATTAGAGGCAGTCACCACACCTGCAATCACATTTGGAGTTCCATCACTTCTTTGTAAGACCGCAGGCTGAAAATTTGGATTGGTTATTACAAGTTGATTTCCTGCCTGAGAAAAACGCAAAGAAGCAATGTCGGGAGCGTTATAAGAAGTTCCCGTCACAGTCGCTATTTTAATATTTTCTAAATAAATAGTGACGGTAGTGGGTTGCCAAATGGTGACATATAAAATATTGTCTTCATAATTTAAAATAACCAAGTCGCACTGAGTTTGGTCTGTAACAGTCAGTGTATCTACATAGGTAGTGCCAAAGCGTTTAATCAAACCGCCTTGTGGAATCGGTAAAACATTTTTTCCTTGTTTCACGCCTTTGTAATAACCATCAAAGTCAACTCTAGCATAGAGCTGGGGGGCGAGCTCGCCATAAGTAAATACATTTTGGTTATAACGTATGTTTGCCATTAGCCATACACCCAAGTGGTTACGTAGCGATTAGTAATCATCTTGGCGTCTTGTATCGCGGTGTTAGGTCTATTGTTTGCATCAATGGCTGCTGCAATACCAAGCTCTACCATGCGTTTGTTATCTAGTACGGTGAAATAGTCTGGTAAATTAGCGCTGGTGAGCGCAAGGTACGCTGCTATTTCATAGACAAAGTATTTCCAAAAATAATTTGGAATGGTGCCAATGGCTGGTAAGTGAATATATTCCATATAAATCGGGCCATTGATACTGGTGTAAAGCACCTGGTTCTCAAAGATGTCCCAAGAATAATTTTGTGGCCATACACGAATGGTTTTTAGAAAATCTGATGGCAATGCATAAGCATATTGATAAGCGCTAGTGACTAAAGAATTTGGCCATGGTTGATTCGTTAATTGAGAAAGTAAATTTATCTTGGCAGCAAAGCGCCACTGCATGGTTGCTAAAGAACTTTCTAATAAAAAGTTAAAAGCCTGCACAGCAGCATTTACTAATTCGCCTTGTCCATCTAAAGAGAGCACAGGCTTTTTGCCGAGTAAACTTACGGAATTAGAAATTACTTGAGTCATGGTCAGTGGCATAGTGACTCCTTAGAACCCCCAGCGCCAAAGGAAAACGCCGGGGGTATAACTTTTAAGACATTGCCACTACGTGATAACGCAAGTAGTAAGTAAACGTACCATCGCCCGTTGCGAAAGCAGCCGTTTGATTACTAATGTAGATACCGGTATTAGCAAGACTTGCGGTTGCATTTACAGCCAATGCGCCTGCCACTTTTACGGACATGCTAGCGGTTTGATCTGAGAACCCAGCTGCCGCTAATGTAGAGGTCGCTGCAATTCCACCACCATGAGTCGTATTTCCATATTGAAGCAATGTTGCTCCGCCCCCTGTGTATCCAGCAGCCACGAAGGTGTAGTTGATATCAAATGAATCAACGATAATCACCTTGCCTGACCCGGCCACAGTAGCTGCTAGAATTTGCACTGGCGCGCCATACATTGCGGCCCAGTTAGCAGCAGACAAAGTACCGGTTGCATACTGTAGTGCTTGAGGAGCCACGCCAAGAGTGGTTCCAGAGAACACTAATGGGTTAGCGAGTGTTATTTCCTCGAGATCATGTGTGCCGCCAGTAGGGTTACCAAGCAAAGTCACAGTCGCTGCTTGCTGCATTTTGGCATACGTTACTGCATGGGAACTTAAGTTAGCGGTGCCAACGGGACCTGCCAAGTTAAATCCACTTGTCGTAATAACGCCTGAAGTGTTGGTTAACTGATACCATACATTGGAATCAGAACCGACCGCATAGACTAAATCATTGGTAGTGATTTGATATGCTACTGAATTAAAATAACCACTTGCTGAAATCGTTGCTTGCGCATCGGTTGAGCTTTGGTAAGTAAAGATACGGTTAGTACCGTAAACCACGCTACCAATGGTTTGAACTGGGATGTTGAGATCAACTGAAGCTGTTCCCCATCCGCTTAGCAAAAAGGCCATAATTATATCTCCTAATTCTAAATTAAGGGTTTACAGATTCATCGCAAGCGATTTCTATCACACCGATGTTGTCGATAACCACAGCTCCTGCAAAGAAAATACCATTTACTAACCAGGAGACTTCTCGTGGCAAGTAGTTAATTTCCACCCGCAAATCTTGTCCTAAAGCAAAACCTGTGGACTCACGATGCCAAGCAAAGCAAGTACGAATGTTGCCAGACTTTGGCAGTCCGCCTTCAGGCATGGTTGGGATAATGCGGATATTACAACCCATGACGTTAGATTCATTAAGCGTTCCACGAACAACTGCGTAGTTATCGGTGTAACGGTTAGAAATCATTTGGTCATCTGCCAATAAGGCTGCGAGATTGTTACCAGTCATTGCAAGAAAGCGATCTTGTGGTGGAACAGCTAATGATTCAAAGTAGTTCACTACTTGGCGTAACTTCGCGTACGACATATTTGTGCCGCCATTAGCAATAGTATTAGAGGTTCCAGAAGCATTTAGCGCATTAATTGCAATTTGGTCATTGGTGCGGCCAATAGAGGCTGCAACTACCATCGCTAATTCGCGCTTAACATCAAAATTAACAGTGAGTTGTTCGATATCATCCACTGCTGTCGCTGCACAATACTTTGTTAAAGTAGCAGTCGCTGCGCTAAATCCAGGATCTTGAATCGATACAGTGCTTTGGTAAGCAGTAGGTTGTGCTACTACGTAACCAACTTTACGGAACTGGCATTGTGCGCCAGGAACAGAATTTCTGTAGCGTAAAGTGTCTCTAAAAATAAAACCGCGTGATTGGTATTGGAGCTTAACTAGCTCATCATACAAGACTTGTTGGACATTAATCAGTGATTGTGACATTTCCATGTCTCCTTAGTTTGAATCCTAAACACAACTTACGTCGCATCATCGGGCTCAAAGAGACATGGAGTGGCATTTTAATAGTAGCGAATTCGCTACCTTTAAAACGGGTCCACACTTCGAGGTGGCAATTAGCTGATTACAGTCTAGTCAATCTTTAAAAGTCGTTCAACTTAGCGTCCACTTTCGACTGCTGAAGCTAAACGCGCTTCGAGATCTTGTCGATAGTGAGGATTGGTTTCATATTTTTGATAGTTATCGCGCAGTTCTTGAAGTATCTCAGCTTTAGTAGCTGCGCGGGGGGCGTGGCTTTGAGCCTGCAAAGCATTTGGCAGACTTGGCTCAGTCTTTAAAGTACGCAGTTCATCTAATAGTCCCACAATGTCCTCTCTTATAGGTAATCTATCTAAAGCATTTAAAGCTTGTTCACTTAAGGTGTTTTTAGCCCATGATTGGACTCGAGCTAAGCGCTCTGGACCTATCTTTTCCGCTTCTGCTCTTTCATCTGGAATAAAGTCACTTGCATAATCTACAAATGATTTTAAAGTGCGATCAACTGCTTCTTGGGAAAGTTTATTGTCACGTGCATAGCCAAGGAATTCTTTAAGATGAGGATTATCAATATCTAGTGTCTCTTTGTAGTTATCTAGGTTATAAGATTCAGGCGCCCCAGTCATCGCCCCCAATTGCTTGCGCACTTCTTTGTAAGCTTTAGCTTGGCTTTCAATCGATTTGTATTTAGGTTCTAACCAATCTGGGCGTGAACCTTCACCTCGCAACGTATCGGTAATAAACCAATCGGAAGTCTGTTCGCTGGTAACGGCTTGTTGATTTGTATCCATTTGATTTGTATCTAGTGGATTAGTTTCCATTCTTTTTCTCCTGCTGCGCTATCATGGTTTGATATTGAAGCGCTATTTCATAAAGTCTTAACATTCCCTTTTTAAGGCCTTGCTCATAGATGGCGCTTTCAGAAGGATTGGTCATTGAGGGCATAAAGTTATTTTCAAACAGTAATCGTTCCTTAATGAGCTCCCAAAGCTTTCTGCCATCTTCTGACATAATAAAGACGTCATAACAGGCTCTTGCGAAGTTTAATTCTTTATTGTTAGGAGGAAGCGCTGTTTCTGCGGATTGTCTATATCCATAGAAAGGGTCTGAGTATTGTTTGTAAAGGTCTGAATTAAAAAAATGATTTTCATCCATCTTCCACGTAGCACCTTATATGGTTGCAGCTCCTGGTAGTCCAGCCTGTGATGCCAAGGATTGTACTTGAGCAAGTTGCTGAGCTTGGGCATCCTGACTTAACTTATCTTCTAGTTTATCGCGTGGCGCCAACAGATTGGTTTCTACGCCAAGTTGATCTGCCATCCAATAGCTAACTTGTACTGGGTTGAGCATGGCAATTGCATTGTCTGGCCCAATAACCCCTTGCATGGCTTGCTGATACTGGAGGAAAGTTTGTACCTTGAGCTGACCCTGTGCGACGACGAGCGGCGATTGATACTCGAGGTCAATCTTTTTCCCATTAAGGGTAAGAGCTTCAGCATCGATGAGGCCTCGTTTCTTGAGTATATTTACGACCCTCTTTATAAGGCGCTCCAAAAATTCGGACTGCAGGCGCGTAAAAACTGGGCCTATCTCCTCTGCCAAGTTTCTTTGCCGGATAGCAATCTCAGTAGCGGTCCTTGTGGGCGTATCCTGAATATTGCCGAGCGGCGAAACATAAAGGATTTGGTAAATTTGATTTCTCAAATCTTGTGCAACTTGCTGCGCGAAGTCAGGATGCGCTACGTCCGGTAAAGGAACGATGGGGTACTGACCGTTTTGTACGGGAGCAATTGGGATGATTTGATTTGGATTTAATTGAAACAAATAAGGGCTAAAGACACCATCATTCCATCCCATATAAGGTTTGGAAATGTTCATGTTAGCGCTGGTCAAATAAATCCTATACAGTTCATTTAAGCTAAGAATGTTAGGAATGGCATCTTGTAGTGGGCCTCTACCAAAACATTCGTTATTAATTTTAGACCAACGAAAAACAATCCATGGACTTTCTTCTGTGGTCATTTCAAACAGTAAATCACTATCTGCCCATAAGACATGGCGATAAGCATCCTCATTATCCATATAGATAACGCCTTCATTAAGGCTTTTACAGGTAGCATTAGGGTCATTATCCAGCGCATTAATCATCCAGTCTGGAAGTTTTGCGTGCGGCCACATTAAAGGAATTTCGGATATTCTTACTTCGCCATAAGTGCGATACACACTATCGATGTAACCATTAATAGATTCTTCGACAGCTAATTGAGCACAAGGAATAGAATAAAACTTAAGGGGACAATCATCGGTCTCTCCCTCAACCACCATGAGAGCAGCAGTTCCGACAGCCAAATCGAAATAACATTCAGAGATAGCCAAATCAAAATTAGAGCGACGCAAATAAGTAAATACTTGCTCTGTAATCTTTTCCAATTCTTTTTTAATGTTGTCGTATTCAGTTTGTCTCTCAATGTCATCCTCGCTTGGCTCTTCAAAGTCCGTTCCTGGAACCAAGTTACACCAAATTTGTTGCGGGGGCGTTAAGGCGTTTTGTATTTTGCTGACAAAGTTTCTGGTGGCATAAATAGCAGAGGACTCATAGACGCGCGCATTCTTTTGCGCCCCCTGCGTGTAATTGCTCCAGTAAAAAATATCACGACTAGGAATAGCAAAGTGATAGCAAGCTTGATTAATAGCCCACCACTGAATCGCAATAGAATAAGCTCGATTGTAACGACGCTTATAATATTGTAGTCGTGTTTGGGGATTGGCGCTGTTAGCATTTTTAGGATTTATCTTCTTTTGCGAAGAAGAGACTTTCTTTACCATTTAGCCCCCCAAAAACTTGGAGGTAGTTACTGGCTGATTGGTATCCGTTTTAAAAATAGCGCCTTTGGTGCGTCTACGATTAGCTCTGGCAATCCCTTGAGCGGTCTTTTCCCGCTTTCTAGTAAGCTCAGCATCGAGTTTTGATTGTTCCACAGCGACACGCTGCTGCTCTTGCTTTTGAGCGGCTTCTTGGCGTTTGTACTCTTTTTTAGCTCGCTTGTGAGAACTAACGGATTGCGCTAAACCGATTCCAGCGATTGCAGCGCCAACTGGCTCGCCCATGGTCGTACCTCCTGTACACCCTGTTCGTAAAGTCTTTGCTCACATTCCATCGTGAGCTCATTGTATAAACCCTGCGGCGTCCACACCCCAAGGTTAATACCCATTAAATACTGCACTAGTGTGGCACAGGTCTGTATGCCGAATCTACAGACCGCTTGTTTTTCTTGCGCCACTGTCGACACATAAAGGCCTTTAGTTTTCTCTCCAACACATCTGCTTTGTAAGTACACTAATCCAGTTTCAAAAGTTGGATTAAACCAAATGATTTCTCTATCTTCGCCTGGTAACAGTTGTCCTAGTTTCACATGAGTATAGCCGTTGGTGAATCGGTCTATCCAGCGGCCGCATCGGCTGAAGCTAAGAAGGAATTCTCGGTATAGGTCTTTATCACAATCGTTAATGGGCAATTCGAATTCATAGTTATAGAAGGTTTGCATTGGTCATCCCTTAACACCTCAAATCCTTTAACGGTTTGCACAGATCCCTTAAGCGCCTGTATCTCTTTCTGCAACTCGCGCTTGCTTAATCTCCGCAAGGTCCCTCTCCATTTTTTCTATATTTGTTAGCTCGCTTAAATCTCTTACAGCGGAAGTAATTTCCTTAAGATCGCCAGCAGTAACACCCCCTTGAACCAGCTTAGAAAGCTCTCTGCGCTGATTTTCGGCAGTGTCAGCCTCCAGCACCTTCGTAAAACGAAACTTTCGCCTCTCGCTTAAATTAGCGCGGTTCATTAAGACGATTTTAAACGCTGTGGTATTAAGATTTGGGTTGTCTATGTGTTGAAGGGCAAAATCTTCCCAGTAAGCAGAGCAAGCTGTAACGCCAGCAGCATGCGCTTCTACTAGGTCAGAATGGAGCTCTAGCCAAATATCAAATTGAGCGACGCATATCCCTATTTTCGCACAGAACTGAGCCAACGTTCCTCCAGCAGCCATGTGCTCGTAGACTTGGTCTGCATATTCTGGCTTATAATGGCTTTTCTTTTTGCCCCAGCGCGTCCCTGGCTGTTTTACGTTAGGCAAGTTAATAACTCATTTTGTGTCATTACTACTACTAAATATATTTCTGACAAGCACTTAAGTCAATTAATACCAGGGGGATAAATGAAGTTTTATATCAATGTAATCTTAAGTTCAGATTTTCCTCATAATAATCCTCGTTTCCTAAAATATATAAAACAAAATAACATCGAACTTATAGAGACGCCCCCCAGCATTGCTTTTTCAAAAAGTTATATTGTAGAAATTAACGCTTTAGAGATGCTTTTAGAGATGGTTAAAGCTATCAATGAGCATGTTGTCATCGGATATGAAAAAATGAATGACGAGGATGAACCGAAATTTTATTTAGAGATTTATGATTATTATAGAGAATAAACAATTCGGAAATTCCGAACAGTTCAAATTTAAGGAAAAACAAAATGGGAAAAGTGATAGGAAGAATAAGCGGCGCTGAAATAGGGTTTGAACGAGCTCAAAAAGAGCTTGGATTAGAAGACGAGCATACAAAAGAACATGCTGTAGCGCTCATTATACTGGGCTTAGATCAATTAGAGCAAATGATAAAATCCGAACACGCATCATGGATTACAAAAAACATGATAACGGCTTTAGCTCATGTTTCACATGAAGTAGTTGATGATGAAATTGTTAGAAAAATATTAAATTGGATTGATCAAAAGTTTTTTACTGGATGATAGAAAGGTAAAAATGAGATTACAGTTAAATAGCCTCCCAAACTGTTTTGTCTGTGACGGCAACTTGCCATATGGTTCACTTGTCTAAAATTGGTATAAAAGCATCTACACATAATTCAAAGGTATTTCCATCTATCACCTTGGATACTATTCCTACAATTTCTTGTCCTGGATATAGATAACCTGGATAAAACTTACCCTCTATCATTACTGCGGTGTTTCCGTACTCTAGCCCATGTTTTTCTTGAGATATTATTTTTATGTTATACATTATTTTACCCATGTGTTTTAGTTAATTATTAATATTTTACTTTAGTAGTTTATTGAACTAATCTTTCCTTTCATTGTTTGTTCCCTTACTGATAATGGTATACATACATGCAAATATCATTTGTTGCGTACCTATAACGAATTCTCCTTCTTTCGTGTCTTGCATAAGAATTTATTGCTTCCTCTAAATGCGTTAAATATTCGTGGTAAGAGCATATCATGCAACTATCATCATTAGCGCAAACAAGTTCAGACCTTAATTTTCTAGACAATTTTTCTATGAGTTTGCATGAAAAATTTATAATGCTATCCAACA